CTAACGTCAGCGAGTGTGTAATAATAATAATAAAAATAATAAAAATTCTAACTAATTGAATTAAATAAAATAATAATAATAATAATATAATAATAATAATGTTTAAAATTCGTATGCCTTTTTATAATAAAAAGCATACGAGTCGTCCTCAGTCATTATCTGCTTAATTCTAGAATCTCCCAATTCAATAATGGGGAAATCACCTGAATCAGAGACTGAAACGATTTTCGTCCAAGCTCCTTCTATTAAATTACGATAAGGAGAATATCTATGCAAATATTTCTCTATCTCAAAAACAGTGGCTCTTCCAGACATAACATCTATGTAATCTTTATTGGAATCTGTATAACACAGCATATTACATAATGTTTGTGGAGCTAAACTTCCGACGTATTTCCCTAACTCCTTATGAAATACGAATTCTCTTTTTAAAAATTGAGTACTTAAAAGAGGTTTGCTCTCATAATCGATCTCTCCCTTAACTGCATCTGTGAATGTCATACCTAATGACTCAGCAAAACTTTTAATAGTCAAACAATTAACAATCTTTCCTAATTCTCCTTTCGTCGCAAACAATTTATCATCTCCTAAGACAAAATCTAAAATAGAAAGCGCTTCATTAACTCTGGGCGGTCTATTGACTTTTTTACACTCTCTATAATATGTCATAAAAGTTATGACCCTATTATAAAAGGAGTTAAATAAAGCTGTTATATATGCTCCGGATGGCATAGAGTGAGTGCAATACTGCAACTCTTCTCCAACTAATACCAATCCACGCACACATGAATTTAACAATAATTCTAACACAGTTCTTAATTTCCCGTCGTAAAATTCTAAAACAACTTCATTCGTCAAATCTTGTATTTCAGGAGCACAACTTCCATCGTAATCTCCAAAATCTCCATCTCCATGAAAATCATAACTATTCAAAATATTAAACAATTTATTAAAATCTTTAAAAGGATTAAATCCTATGCATATTCCATTGTTCCACATATTCTTCTTAATGTGGCCTAACAGTTTACCTAAAGTCATTTTCAACAAGAACGTATGATGTAAAGGGGCCACTCTAAAAGTGCGCGGCTTGTTCATCTTTTCCTCATTACGAGCTTCATCCTTAAATGCTTCGTAAAACATCAAATCTTCTTTCGTTACTGAATCCTGATCACAACGTAAAATAAAATCATCTAATTTCTTCTGAAATTCAGGTGATATTGTTCCCTCTTGAATATTCATATATACGCTTTTCTCTTTAGCGTAACCTAATCCATTAACTGAATCTTTATTCATGGGACCAACATTGCTTCCATCTCCTTTAACGGTTTCCTGTAATGTAAGATCATCAAATTTTGTCATCATAGTTC